CGCTTCTATTTTCTTATCTAAAATGGCTGAAAATAGCGGTTTGGTTTCCGAACTGGCCGTAACTGGCGTGAACTGGCCAGATGACGACAGAAGGCAACCAGTCGACGTAGTGAATAATTATGCAGACATATACAGGCCGCGTTTAGAGACCGTTTGTAATCGTGAAGGCCGCTATTTTGCGGACGGCGTAAAAGTTTGGGCAAAAAACTATTTAAACGTTGATCTAATGCCCTGGCAATATCACGTCGCTAGCGGTTTATTGGCGCACGACGCCAGCGGCGATCTGTTACATAGGCAAGGCCTGGTATCTGTCGCTAGACAAAACGGTAAAAGCATTTTGTTAGCTGGCGTAGTTGGCTATTGGTGCTGCGTTATGCCAAAGCTTCGAGGTAGACCGCAAACGATCATTACTACGGCGCACCGTTTAGACCTGGCTATCGAATTGTTTAACCAGGTCGCACCAATACTAGAAAAAGAGTTCGGCGCTATTTTGACCTGGGCGGTAGGCCGTAACGAAGCTAATTTGCCTGACGGTACACGCTGGCTAGTTCGCGCTGCTACCCCGACTTCGTTTCACGGCCTAACGGCTGACCTGGTCTGCATAGACGAGCTGTGGGCGGTATCGCCTGACAGCGTTTCAACGGGCCTTTTGCCTACTATGCGAACTAGGCGTAGCCCGCTTCTGTTTATGACTTCGACAGCTGGCGACGAAAGTTCTAAAGAAATGCAGAAATGGCGCGAACAGGGTTTACGGGCAATAGACGAAAAGAAAACGACTTCGCTATATTTTGCTGAGTATTCACCTAGCGGCGATATTGACCCTTTAACGCCTGAGGCGTGGCTTAAAGCTAACCCCGCTGTAGGTAGCACACTAACCCTAGACGTGATCGCGTCAGAAGCTGAACAACCAAACCGTAACGCTTTTCTGCGTAGTTCGGTAAACCTTTGGACGGCTAGCGCTAACGGCTGGCTACAGCCTGGCGTTTTTGACAAGCTAGTAACAGCTGACCCAATGCCTAAAGGCGGCGTACTAGCCATAGAACAAAGCCAAGACGAAGCCCGCTATGTAGGCGTTAGGGCCGCTTTAAACAGTAAAGGCCAAATACAGTTAGCAGTCGAGTTCGTTAAAGATACGTTGGCTGACTGTTGGCAAGCCGTAGACAAAGCCTGCCAAGATCAAACGACACGGCTACTTATTACGCCAGCTTTTGAAATGTCTTTACCTACAAAGTTTGAACGGCGGGCGTCTATGGTCGGTAATCGTGAACTGCAACGCTGGACGGTAGGCGCTAGGGCAGCGATCTTAGAAGGCAAAATACGGCACGACGGCAGCGCACTTTTAGCCCAGCACGTAGAACGGGCAGTAGCAGTAAAAAATCAAGGCGCTGTAACTTTGTCTAGTTTGCGTAGCCCAGGCCCTATCGAATTGGCGCGCTGTCTAGTTTTTGCTGTAGCTATGGTTAGCAAACCTGCCACGATAGGTAAGCCGCTTATCGTTAGCCAAAAAAGACAAATATAGTTTTAGTAAACGGCTAACATAGTTTGCGGGTAGCCGTCGAGTTTCTTTTCTTTCTCGTAGGGCAACTGCGGCGGCTACCTACCACCAAAACTTTTATAGAATGTGGCATACTAAACCAATGGCATTATTTACGCGCAAAGCTGAACCAGCAAAAGTAGTTAAGGCTGCCGCTGGTGCTGCATCTAACCGTACTGGTAGTAATGCTGGTGCTTCGCAGATCGGTAACTTTTATGCGTATTCGGACGGCGTTATCCGTGCGCGTTTTATGCAAGTGCCTACAATTTCCCGCGCACGTGATCTAGGCGCGTCAGTAATCGGTTGTTTAAAACTTAAACAATATAAAGAAGTCTGGAACGGCGACGAAATCGAATTGTTACCAGAAGCGCCGCGCAGCTGGCTATCGCGCATTGACAAAGGCGTAACAAATAATTTTATTACAAGTTTTACCTACGACGATTTGCTGTTTTATGGGCGGGCTTTTTGGTATGTAACCGAACGCGATAGTTCAGGTTATCCAAGTTCGTTTACTCGTCTACCTGCAGCTATGGTTACAACGCAAGACCAGGCAGCGACTAACGGCGTTTGGTTCGGCCCGTCTAAACAAGTTTTATTTCAAGGCCTACCAATTCGATATGAGGATTTAATCCAATTTTTAAGCCCGATACAAGGCCTTATTTATACTGGCGCTACTTCGGTAGATACAGCGCTAAAACTAGAACAAGCACGTAATCGAAACGCCAGTAGTTTGCAGCCAGCGGTCACGCTTCGGCAAACTGGCGGCGAACCAATGTCACCACAAGAGCTACGCGATCTTGCAGCGGCCTACGACGAAGCCCGTTTCGCTTCTGCTACTAGCGCAGTAAATGAGTTCGTCGAAGTGATACCGAATATGGCAACGCCCGACAAAATGCTTTTAATCGACGCGGCAGAGTACCAAGCAAAAGAAATCGCCAGGATCGCCAACGTCCCCGCATACCTTGTTTCTGTCAGCATTGGAAATTACAGTTATGTCAGTAGCGCCGAAGCTTCACGCGATCTTTATACTTTTGGCGTTAAACCTTATATTGACTGCATTCAAGAAACGTTAAGCGCAAATAACGTATTGCCACGCGGAACGGTAGTACGCTTCGACATTGAAAGCTATTTAGAACAGCAAGAAAAAATGAAACCAGAAGAAGTTGAAGAAGTAGAAACGGTAGAAATAAATGATTAGATTAGTGCCGCAAGATTTAAATTTAGACGCTGCGCCCGCTGGCGAGAAAATGCCCCGCAGAACGTTAGCGGGCGTAGCGGTTCAGTACGAAGTTGAAGCCGTAGTTTCAGACGGTCAAAAAGTAAAGTTTGCTAATGGTGCTTTGCCGTTAGAAGGCAAGAAACCAAAAATGTATCTTTACCACGATAGTTCTATGCCTATAGGCATAGTCGAGGCCAGAGAACAAGTAGGCGACACGGTGCTATTTGAAGCCCGCATTAGCGAAACCCGCGCAGGCGACGAAGCATTACAACTAGCAAAAGACGGCGTTTTAGATAGCGTTTCGGTAGGTATTTTGCCAGTCGAATACAGTTTTGACGAAGCTGGCACAATGATTATTACCAAAGCCGACTGGCAAGAGTTAAGCCTTTTACCTTACGGCGCTTTCGAAGCAGCTAAAGTTGAACGGGTGGCAGCGAGTATCCACCAAACAGAACAAGAAGTAGAGTTAAATAGTAAACAAGACCCAGAACAAGAGGTAACAAAAATGAACGATCAAGTAGAAACCCCGCAAGTAATCGAAGCGGCAGCCGTACACACTGTTTACGCGCAACCACGCCAAGCTTTTAAACTTCCAAGCACGTCGGAATATATCGCAGCGTATGTACGCGGCGGCGCAGATTTCGCACAACTTAACGCAAACATTAAACAAGCCAGCGTTAAAGCGGCAGCGCCAGACATTACTACAGCTGACACGCCAGGCATTTTGCCAGAAATTATTGTCGGTACTGTTTACGACGGGCTTAACCCGATCAGGCCATTTGTTAGCGCTATCGGTACTCGCGCAATGCCTACACAAGGTGCAACGTTTCGTCGCCCAAAAATTACAGTACGTCCAGTTGTAACACAGCAACCAACAGGCCAATTAAATCAGTTAGACCCTTCGACTGTTGAAGTTTCAAATACGGACGTTTCAAAACTTAGTTTCGGTACGTTTGTTACCGTGTCCGAACAGGATTTGGACTGGTCAGACCCTGCAAGCATTGACATTATTTTAAATCAACTTGCTATCGCTTACGGTCAAGCAACTGACAATTACGCAATTGACACGTGCCGAAACGCGATAGTGCAGACCCAGTCCTGGGATCCGCAAGTAGCTAAAGACACGATCGAAGGCGTTTACGGTGCGGCGGTTCAAATTAGCAACGGCAGCAATTATTTACCGTCGCATTTGTTTGTATCGCCTACAGTTTGGGGATATCTCGGCGCACAAGTTGATGACCAAAACCGCCCAGTATTCCCGTTTGTCGGTGCGCCTGGTCTTATGGGCCAAAACGCTAGCGGTACTTCGTCTGCAACTTCGTGGAATGGTAACCCGCTTGGCTTGAACCTTGTAGTGGATAAAAATTGCGACGGTTCATTTATTGGCCACGCAGCAGGCCCAGCAGCAGGCTTCGAGTTCTACGAACAGCAAAAAGGCGCAATTTCAGTAGACGTACCAGCCACACTTGGCCGCACTATTGCTTTCAGAGGCTACGCGGCTGGTTATATGGCAGACGCTACCAAGTTCGTCAAGTTCGTTTAACGATCAGAAAGAAGGCCAGCTATGGCCGTCTATTCGGTCAAACAAAAATATTTAACCGATAACTACGCAGTAGTTGTACTTGTTACAAACGCTGACCCGTTAGAAGTAGGGCAAAGCGTAACTATCGCTGGCGTCGACGCAACGTTTAACGGTACTTATACCGTCGCGGCGTTGCCCGAATATTATTTTATTGGCGTAGACGAAGAAGGTTTCTTTTTATACGACATTGAAAGACCGATAGCTAACCAAGTTTTATACGCTAAAACCGCTGACAATGTAAACATAGTTGCAGCGTCTGGCACTTTGACTACGACGCCTGTTTGTACGTGGATAACAGCAACGCAGATAGAGGACTGGCTAGGTATTGGCACAGCGACGGCAGCCGATACAGCATTTTTAACACAATGCGCGGCAGCTTCGAACAATTTTTGTTACTCCAGAAGGCGCGAAGCAGGTTACAAAAACGAAAGCTTAACGACCGTACCGAATGAAGCGGTTAAATTAGGTTCAATTATGTATGGGGGCGCGTTGTATCGGCAGCGCGGCGGCGTACAAGATTTTGCGTCGTTTGACGGTTTAGGTACTGGTAATAGTTTTGGTTTGTCGCCAATGATTAAACAGCTGTTAGGCGTCGATAGGCCAGCGGTTGCCTAATGCCACAAAACTTTACAGACCTATTTAATACGTCGCTAACAAACCTAACTACGACGCTTTCAGCCGTAACAGGCTTACAGGTAGTAAACGACCCGCGAAACCTTGTGCCGCCGTGCGCTTTTATTGACGCGCCAAGCTTCGAAGCGTTTAACGCCAACATAGTAAAAATGTCGTTTCCCGTGCGGGTAATAACTTTAGGCCCAGGCAACTTAGACGCGCAGCGCAGTTTACTTAACCTGGCTTCGCTGGTGCTGGGTGCTAATGTGGGCGTTACGGACGGTAGGCCTACAGAAGCTTTAGTAGGCGGCGTGGCTTATCCTGCGTATGATTTGACTATAACAATGCAAGCCCAGACAGCGTAAGGATAAACAAATGACTAGCTATATGGTTACTTCTGACAGATTCGCAGGTTTTAAACGCGGCGATACTGTAACCGATAAAGATTTAGAAGGCGTAGACGTTGAAGCGCTTGTAGAAGGTGGCCACCTATCCACGCAAAGCGCTAAAAAATCTGGTAAAACTAAAGATACAGATACAGACAAGGACTAACCAAATATGGCAACTACCGTTTATCTTTCAAACCCAGCGCTTACTATTAACTCAGTCGACCTAACAGACCAGGCGACTAGCGCAGTATTGACATACAATTACGAACAACTTGAAACTACAGCTTTTGGCGACACGGCCCGCAAGTTTGGCGGTTCGGCTGTAACTTCGTTGCAAAACAACAGCTTTGAGGTAACGCTATATCAGAGCTACGCAGCAACAGAAACAGAAGCAACGATTTATGGTCTTGTCGGTATTCAAACAACTATTGAAGTTTCGCCAACGGCTGCAGGCTTAGCAACACCTAGTGCCACTTCGCCGAAGTTCAGCCTGGTCGGGTGCTATTTGGAAAGCCACACCCCAATCAACGCAAGTCTTGGCGAACTGTCGACCATTACGCTTACGTTTACTGGCGGCACACTAACTAAAGCCGTTTCATAATGGCGCGGCTTTGGCCGCTGAGAACTACAAAAACAAGCAACGCTAATAAAGCGCTGCCCTACGAAAGGCAAATATGCAATTAACACTAAAAGCCGTATTTAAAGACGGCAACGATTACGAAGTACAAACTAATTTAATGACCATAGTTTTATGGGAAAGAAAATATAGGCGCAAAGCTTCAGACATAGCCAACGGAATAGGCGTAGAGGACTTGGCGTATATGTGTTACGAAGCCAGCCGTTTAAACGGAATTACCGTGCCTAGTTCGTTAGACACTTTTATTAACAGCCTTGTAAATATCGAAGTAGTAGATCAGGCCGCCGATTTAAAAGCAGACCAGGCACAGTAAGTTACCTTATGGCCGAAGTGTTAGTAACTTGCCATTACTGGCCTAACCATATCGAATTTGGCATATCCGATCTTTATACAGTTGTAGACATTTTAAGCAAAAAGAATAAAACATATGTCTAACCCAAAGCTAGTTTTACAAATTGAAGGCATTAAAGAAACGTTGGCGGAATTAAATAAGTACGACAAAGTTTACAGACGGCAAGTTACTAAAGATATTAAAACCGCTGGTGCACCAATTATCGCTACAGCCCGCCAACTGATCGGTGAGACGCCGCCGCTATCGGGTATGGTGCGCGGCAAACTTATTAAAGGCCGCGAGGTTTATTGGACTAACCGAACCGCTAAAGCTGGTCTAAAAATTAAGGTAGGTAGACGCGCCAGCAAAGGTGGCACAGTTCAATTTAAAGACAAGTTTGACGCAGAAAATAACCCGCGTGAAAGCCATAGCGTTACTTTTAAAGCCAGACCGTATCAGTTAATGGTTGCCCAGCAAATGGACGCGGCAGGCGCGATCTATGACCACGCAGGCATTAAAACAAAAAATACTAATTTTGTTAATAATTTAAATGTCGAAGTTGGTAGCCAGCCACGCGCAATAGACCCAGCAGTACAGCAACACAGAGAAACCGTGCAATTTGCGGTTAAACGAATTGTGGACGAAGTGTCTAAAACCCTTAACAAAAAATTGAAGGTTCGCTATGGCAATTAACATACCGATTACTTCGACGTTTGACGATAGCGGTTTAAATAAAGCGCAAAAAGCTTTAGCGGGTATTGGTGGGCCAGCTGGCAAGTTAGGCAATATTCTTAAAGCGTCTGTAGTGCCAGGGCTTATAGCTGCCGCTGGTTCGGCGCTTGTATTTACTAAAGGCCTTATGCCAGCTATTCAGGCGGCTAGCGATCTTGAAGAAAACACAAGCAAAATTAAAGTTATTTTTGGTGACGCTGGTAGGGCTGTAACCGATTTTGCTAAGACCGCTGCACGGGATATAGGCCAGTCTCAAAATCAGGTTTTAGCCGCTGCAGGTACTTTCGGTACTTTTGGTAAAGCGGCAGGTTTAGCAGGCGATCAGTTAGCGACGTTTACAAACGACTTTATTACTTTGTCTGCCGATCTTGCGTCGTTTAATAACACGACCCCAGACGAAGCGATTAACGCTATAGGCGCTGCGTTACGTGGCGAAGCTGAACCGTTAAGGCGTTTCGGCGTTTTACTTAACGACGCAACACTTAAAGCCGCTGCGTTAGAACTAGGCATTTATAGCGGTAGCGGTGCATTAACGGCGCAGCAAAAGATTTTAGCTGCACAAAAAGTAATTTACGAACAGACAGGCGACGCGCAAGGCGACTTCGAACGAACGTCAGACGGCCTAGCTAACCAGCAACGCATTTTAAGCGCACAATTTGAAAACGTAAAAACCAAAATAGGCGAACTGTTAATACCTGCGTTTTCGGCGTTGGTCAAATTCTTAAACGACGAAGTACTGCCAGCCGTAGATCGAGTTATAACGGCTTTCGGCGAACAAGGTTTAGGCGCAGGTCTGCGCCAAGCTGTAGCCGAAACTGGTTCAGCTGGTGAAGGTTTAGTAAAAGCGTTTAAGTTAATTGCTGTTAATGCCGCACGTATGGCAAACGTCGTTTATAAATCGGTTCAAGTACTTATAGCCCAATTCCAGTTCGTGACGGGTAGCCCGCTAGACGCTATAAAAACTATGTCTAAAGTCTTTGACGATTTCATAGACATAGGCGCACTATCTAAAAGCTTTGACACTTTCGCTTACAAGGTAAGCGTTTTGCAAGGCGCTGTACTTAGTCAAAACCAAACAATTTTAGACGCCGAAGCACGGCTAGATAGTTTTGGCAAAAAAGCTAAAAAAACTGCGGACGAATTAGCAGGCGAAGATGACCCCAAAACGTTAGCGGGCGCGGCCAAAAAAGTAAGTCAAGCCGTTAAAGAAGCTGCAGACGCTTTAAATAAAGAAATGGCCCAGGCGTTAGAAGGCGCTAGAAATCAAGTAGAAAAAGCTAAACGGGCTTTTGACGATTACGCAAATTCTGTAGCTGACGTTATTAGAACCGCTTTAGATTTTGGCGCGGCGTTTGAGGAAGGCGGCGAGGACGCAGGCAGCACGTTTTTTAGTGCGCTACAAAAACAAGCCGATAAAGCTAAAGAGTTCGCAAGCCTTGTAGAGCAACTGTTAGCTACGGGCCTATCGCAAGAAGCGCTACAGCAAGTTATCGACGCGGGCATAGATAGCGGTTCAGCTATTGCTAAAGAGCTTTTAAAGTCTGGTGAAAACGTTTTACGGGCTAACAAACTCGTAGAGGAAACTAACAAAATAGCTGAACAGATAGGCATTTTGTCAGCTAACAAGTTTTACGCCGCTGGCGTATCTAACGCCCAGCAATATTTGGCTGGCGTCGAAGCGGCTATGGCTGTAGCGCAGGCAAGGTTAGGCAAAAAAGGTATAAACCTTGCTGACGTTAAAGGCATTAGCAGCGGGTTTAATAACGCGATTAGCACGACGCCGACAATGACCGCGCCTACTATGCCTAGCGTTATACCCGTAGGCGCACCAACAGACAAAGGCAGGCCGTTAGGCGACATAACTATAAACGTAAATAGCCAGTTGGCTACCAAAGGCGAAGTGGGCGAAGCGATTAACGACGCGCTACGCGCCTACAACCGTCTTAGCGGCCCGTTGCAGTTGCAGATCGCGTAATGGCTGGCGTAGCGGTAGTCGGTTCTGGTAACTACGAACTGTTTATAGACACGGGCTTTATTCAAGACGCCTTCATTTTAGATGACGTAACGCAAGGCGTTTTAAATAATACCGAATACGTTTTAGACGGTACTACCGATTTTGCACCAGTTTTAGACGGCTGCGTAAATGTGCGCGTTAAGCGTGGCCGTGAGGATATCGGCGACCAGTTCGGCGCTGGCACTATGTCTTTTACTTTGACAGATACCAGCGGAATATTTAACCCGTTTGACCAGAACTCGCCATACTTTGACACGGCGTTATCGCAGCCAGGTTTAGCGCCTATGCGTAAAGTCGAGTTGGTGCGCTACGACAGTAGCAACGTAGCCGAATATCTTTTTAAAGGGTACGTAGTTAATTACAACTACAATTTCGGTTTAGGCGTTTTGGATACAGTAACGGTTTTTTGTGCTGACGATTTTTATTTGTTAAGTCAAACATTTTTAGACGAATTTAACGTAAGCGAGGAATTATCTAACGAACGTTTAGAAGCGGTTTTGGATTTACCAGAAGTTAATTTCCCCGCGCTGGCCAGGGATATATCGACTGGCACACAAACTTTAGGCGGGGCGTCCGCTTTCACAGTAGCCCAGGGCACTAATGCGCTTTCGTATTGCAGCCAAATTAACGACGCTGAACAGGGCAGGCTATTTATGTCTAAGGCTGGCGTTTTGACTTTTCAACCGCGCATAGGTAACACGCTTAGCGGTTCGGTAGCTGACTTTCACGACGACGGCACTAACACGCCCTATAACGCTTTAGGTATCAGCTTTGAAGCCGATCAGGTTATTAACCGTGCAGTAGTACAAATTTTGGGTAGCAATAACCCGCAAACAGCTGACGACGCAGGCAGCCAAGCCAAATACTTTATACAAACTACAAGCATTACTAACAGCCTTTTACACAATGACCCAGCGGCGGCGACCCTGGCTAGCTATCTGTTGGACGGTGAACCCCAGGCGCGTTATACGTCTGTTGGTACTGCGTTTAATATGCTGACCACAGCCCAGCGCGACGCCCTAGCCACAGTCGATATAGGCGACACGATTAGCATAGAAAAATCTTTCGTTAGCGGTAACAGCACGACCCAGCTAGCGCAAGAATTAAGCGTAGAAGGTATCGAGTTTGTTTTAGATATTGGCACAGGGCATAGCGTCACGTTTTTTACTGCACCTACTGTTGTTGTTTTTGAACTTATTTTAGATGACGCTATTTTTGGTATCCTAGACGCCGAAAACGTTTTAGGCTAAAGTAAGGATTTATGACGACGCCATTTCCATTCGTTAGCGGTGCAGTTTTAACGGCACAGCAATTAAACGACATACAAAATTTGCCGATATCTGACAAGACCGCTGATTATGTTTTAGTTGTTGGTGATGTTACTAAGCGCACGATTATGAACGCGGCGGGCGCTACGACTATTACAGTCGATGACTCGATCTTTACTGTTGGTGATGTTATTCAGGTCGCTAACAAAGGTGCAGGCGTTTGTACGATTACGGCAGGTGCGGGCGTAACTATTAATACAAGCGGTTCGCTTGCTTTGGCGCAATATGGGGGCGGCTATTTGCTTTGTTTGTCGGCGTCAACTTTTACTTTTTTTAACTTAGGTGGTGGCGTATCGTACGGCACGGCAACAGGCGGTTCGAGCAGTTCAATTACTGTTGGCGGCATAAACTACACGCTATTGACTTTTACTAGCGATGGCACTTTGACTGTTACTAAAGCAGGTTTATTTGATGTGTTTATGGTTGGCGGCGGTGGTGCAGGTGGTCGCAGCGGTTCAGGAAATGGTGGCTGTGGTGGTGGTGGTGCTGGTTTAGTTGTAAAAGTAATCGGCGGTTATTTTTTAGACGCAACATATCCTGTTACGGTCGGCGCAGGTGGTGCAGGTTCAGCTTCAATAATTAACAATGGTCTTAGCGGTTTAGCGACTACTCTTCAAGGTTTTGTGGCTAACGGTGGTGGCGGTGGCGGTAGCGAAAAAGTTTCGGGTCTTGGAATTACTGGCGGTTCAGGTGGCGGTGGCGGTGGTCGTTATAACGATGCTGGACAAGTAGGCGGTTCAGGTAGCGGTAATGCTGTTTATAGTTTTGGTTATGCAGGCGGTTCAGGCGTTACAGCAGATGGTTCAGGTAATCGTAGTGGTGGCGGCGGCGGCGGCGCAGGTGGCGTTGGCACGGCGGGCGGCAATATCGCAAACGCGGGTTTAGGTGGCGGAGCATTAGCAGACAGTTTTACTTCGTCAAGTGTTGATTATGCGGGTGGCGGTGGCGGTACAGGCACTTCGACGGCTGCAAATGGTGGCACAACTGGCGGCAATGGTTCGGTAAGTGGTACGGCTGGAAGTGGCACAGCAAATCGTGGTGGTGGTGGCGGTGCAACCGTTAGCGGAACTTCAGGGTCAGGCGGTAGCGGAATTTTTTATGTCAGGTTTAAGGTCTAATTATGTCAGCACAATACTTCGCACAACTAGACCAAAACGATTTTGTGATAAATGTGCATTGTGTAACACAAGAATTTTTAGAAGCAAACCCAGACCGTTACCCTGGTGTTTGGGTTGAAACATTTTTTGATACAGACGGCAAAACTTATGCAGGTATTGGTTTTATATACGATTTTGACACGCAAGATTTTACGCCGCCGCCAAAAATTGAGCCAATAGACGAGCCGTAATGACAAGCAAAAAAATTAGCAAAGCAAAACGACAAATAGGAGACCAAACCACTAAAGGCGGTTTAATCGGTTTGTTTATTTATTGGGCAACTACAAACAACGTAGACCCAGGTTTAATAAGTTTGCTAGTGCCGATCATTGCTAGCGTTTTAGCGTGGCTATCGACAAAAATAGGCGACCCAGATTTAGCTTGTTTGTTTATACCTAATGACGAAAAAAAAGACGATAACCCGTAGACCGTATACAGCGGTTTTAGCGCCAGTTGCTAAAGGCCCGTTGCAAGGCACAGACGAATTTATACGCCAAGTAGTTAAACGGTCTGGCGGTTCGCTATGGAATAACGGAAGCTGGGTAATTCGCGATATTCGCACAAAACCAGGCCAGATAAGTAATCACGCACGGGGCTTAGCCGTAGATTTTAGTTACAGAAAAATGACCGACAAGGGCATAGTTGAAGGCCGCAAAACAGCTTTACCGTTTGTGCAAAAACTTTTACGAAACGCAGACACACTAGGCATAGAGCTAGTGATCGACTACCAGCTGAACCGTAGTTGGAAATGTGATCGTGGCACGTGGATTAAAGGCAAGTGGTCAGGCGGCGACTGGTTTCATATCGAGATATCGCCAGCTATGGCCAACAATGCAAACCTTGTAAAACAAGCGTTTAACGACGTTTTTAAGGATATGCCTAAAACCGTATAGGGGCTTTGTTAGGCTGGTTTTAACCCTAACGAGAAAGTAGGCAACTAATGACCCTATTAACTAAAGGCGCTATATCGGCGCTTATCGCTTTTGTATCTGCGTTTATGCTGACTAAACCGCCAGCACCTACGCCAGACGATTTACAGCCACGCTACGACACAATTTACGAAGGCTATAGCCAGCCTGTTACCGTGCCGTCTACGACGACTACAGAGCCTGCCAAGACCCTATGCGGGCAAGTATTCAATATGGCTAAAGATATTGGCTTTCCGTTAAATGAACTGACGACCGTAGTGGCCGTCGCATACCGTGAAAGCCGCTGCCAAGTCGAAGCGTTTAACGCCAAAGACCCTAACGGCGGTAGCGCTGGCGCTATGCAAATAAACTACTTTTGGTGCAAACCCAGCCAATACTGGCCACGTGGCTACTTACAAGCGCACGGCCTACTTAAAGACTGCGCCGAATTATTTGACCTGGAAACTAATTTACGTGCCGCGTTAGCGATCTACCGTTACAGCGAAGGCTGGCGGGCGTGGTCTTTGTAAAACATTTTATTATCGCGTTGCTACTAACCGCGTACACGGCTGGGCTATGGTACTTTATAACTAAACGAGAAAGGTTACGAGAAAATGGGAAACCTAGACGAACAACTTAACGCAGACAACGCACAGCTAAAAGCGTTAATGCACGTTATTAACGAAATAACAGATAAAAAAGTGTCGTTTTATGAACCGCACGAACTGGCAGCGCGTAGCACTTTACGGGCTTTACAATGGCAAATAGACGACCGAAACGTATTAGACGACGGCGAACTAATAGACGTACTAAACCAGGCACGTATCGAAGTTAAATATTTGTGCAGCATTATTACCGATCTTAAAGAAAGCGTGGCGGCGCGTGATCGTGACATTAAAGCGCTGCAAGAAACAAACAACTATCAAAACGCAGAAATACAACGTCTAGAAAATCAGTTGTTTCGTAATGCTTGACTATAACAATCAAGGCCAGCCAGTAATTACGCTGACTGACGCGCACTATAACAAAGCTGTAGAAATTGTTAAACAAATGGACGAAGTGTCAAAACAGTTAAACCACAAACCGAACAAATACGATCTACCGTCAGAGCTGGTCTATGCCGAAAGTCTTAAAGGCGTACTAGGTGAACTGGCAATAGCCGAATATTTTAACTTCGACTTTCACTATTTGGGTTACGACCCTAAACGAAGCGACGTTTTAGGGTATCAAGTACGCAGCACCTACTACGATAAGGGCTGTTTATTAACGCACCCAGCAAAAACGGCTACAAACCCTGGCGGCGATAACCCAGGACGCTACATACTTGTAACGATCAACCAACTGACGCTACAAGCAACGCTACGCGGCTATTCGACTTTGACTAGGTGCAACGAACGTACAAGTAATTGGAATACTAAAAACCGTTGGCCTTGTTTCTTTATGCCACAAAATCAGTTATGGCCTATAGATATGTTGCCAGCAACGCAAGAATTATTAGATTACTTAAACGAACAGGCGGCATAATGGGTTTTAGCTTAGATAACTACGTCGACGTCGCTACCCGTTTACGGTTGGCGTTTGAAAAATATCCAGACTTACGCATACAAGAAACAGCGCGTGAAGTTATCGAAATGCCAGATAAAAGCTGTTTTATCCGTTGCACGGTCACGGTCTGGCGTAACGCAGACGACCCGATACCAGTTATAGCGTCAGCTTGCGAACTGTACCCAGGCCGAACCCCATATACGAAAAACAGCGAGTCAGAAGTAGGATTTACCTCAGCGCTTGGACGTGCTTTAGCTTTTGCGGGTTTTTCGGGCAATAAAGCGCTGGCGTCACGTGATGAAGTCGAAGCGGCCCAAAGCCGTCAGCAAACACAATTAGCGACAGTTAAACCGTTACACGATATAGAAGTACCTTTCCCCGAAGTAAAGCACGAGCCAGCGCCCAGCGTTAAACAACTTGGCTTAATGCGGGCGTTAGCTAACGGGCAAGGTTTAAAAGGCGACGATTTGAAAACGTTTTGTAGCGCTACGTTAGGCCGCGAAATACACACTACGGGCGATTTAACTAAACAAGATATATCGAAGGTAATAGACGCGCTAAAGTTATCCGAAATTAAAGACAAATAAATAAGTTTCACAACAGGCCTAAGCGTGTAGCAGCGCGGTTGGTGTAAAACGCGGTAACGCGGGTAGAAGGCGCTGTAGTGATACAGGGCCTGGCTAACGGTCAAAGAAATAGGGTGTGCTACGAGGCAAAAGCACGGGGGGCTTAGCGCATTAGGCTTTACACACAAGTTAAACAAGTTATGAAAACAAACACAAACAACAAACACAAACCCGACACAATGACCAACGAGAACAAACCGAAAGCAAGCGCGACAGCGCGCGCTAGCACAAGCCGTAGGCGCGTGAGAATATGACACAAGGCAAGAAACGTAGAACACACAACTCAGACCAACAAAACAAACGCAGCCTAAACGCAGAAGCCAGAAGCAAAACAGAATTTAAAACAAACAGACAACGCCTACTAAAAGACAAACCACTATGCCATTGGTGCAACAGTCGACAAGCAACAACAGCCGATCACCTAATAGAAGTAGACCGCTGGCCTACAGGTACGCCAGGCGTAAACGGCTTAGACAATTTAGTCGCCGCTTGTAAACCGTGTAATAGTTCTCGCGGCGCACGATACGGCAATTTAAAACGCAAAAGTATTTACGAACTAGCACCAACAATAAACGCAAACCCCAAAACCGTTTATGCAAACAAATGCATAGATATACAAGACAAAAAAAATAATTCGTTTTTTTCTCCGACCCTTCCTGCC